TCAGTTGGCTGAAAGACCATACAAGCAAGTACAAGAGCCTGATACATTACTTCTTACTCATCCAAGCAGTCGCTCCCATATAAGCGCCAACTACACCAGCTTGCGCTATGTAAAACAAACCAAGCAAATCAGCCAAAGCCTTCACTCTGCCGTCAGACACAATCGGCAAAAAAAGAAAAATGCTGAATGCGATCATACTGATCATTGCAATCCACGCCATACGCTTTTGAGCCTCGCTTTTCTCTTCACGAAGCTCCATTTCAACCATTTCTTTTTCTCTTGCAATCTCTTCGTCAGATACTATGCCATCACCATCTAGGTCATGCCTCTCGTATCTACTTCCAGCTTCCAAAGTCTTTTTCGATGGCGTCATCGATTTTCTCTCTAACGGATCTTACAAGATCGGTTGCGGATGACAGCACCCATTCCACGAGGGACAACACCGCCGTTACGCATTTTAAAACCATACTGACCAGTTTTGTGATCATATGTGTATCCTTTCTTTCCTGCTTTCACAGCTTCTTTTAAAGCCGCGAGTTGCTCATCAGTTAAACCAGCCATAACGTCCTTTAAGGGAGGAGTGCCTTTTTTATCTGACATCAAAAAACTCCTGTAAACCGCTGTGGCCTAGCAATACTAGAAAACCGACTAATTACTTTTTTTGGCTTTCTTTTTAAAGAAGCCTTTTGAAGCGGCTGGCTTTGCTTTGATCTCGCCGCTGTCGATGACGACAGGTTGCTCAACGACCTTGGCCTCGATTGGCTTTGGCGCGGGGGCAACTGGGGCCTCTTGCTTGTTACGGGCATTTCTACGCTCCACTTTTTTAGCCTTTTCTACCTCGGCTACTTTTCGACTAATTGAACTTGCGCTCATTGCATTTTACTCCGTAAGTTTGCCGCAGCGATCTCACGCTGGGTCTGTATTCTTTCTTCAGCAACACGAACCTTGTCCGCATTTGCCTCTTCAGAAAGATCAATACGCTGCTGATTCAAAAGAATGTCGTTACGCTCTTTCTCTCGCTCCAACTGCTGCTTCTCTTCAAACTGCCGAGCCTTTTCTTGAATCTCGGCACCTCGTAAGGACAGCTCCTGCTGTCTGATTGCTACCAACGGATCAGATTGGTCAGCAGGAGCAACTGCTTGTGCATATTGTTCAGTCATCTCGCCAGCAATCTCTGCTGCTCTATTTTGAATCTCATTCTGAACTTGTTGCATCATCTGTGGATTCTGTTGCATCATCATCTGGGCTTCAGGTGCTATTTCTGCCATAACCTCTTGCTGTGCCTGCAACTCTGACATCATCGCAATATGCTCGGAAATGTGTCCTTGAATTGTCATGATGATATTGGCATTTGCTTGAGCCACAGGAGTGGACAACATAGCCAAATGAGCCTCAATATGGGCTGCATGATTTTGCTCTGGGAATGCCTGCAAGCGCTGGTTGCGCAAGGCCTCCTGATTTTCCTTTGCAGGGTTCATCGGCTGTGGCTGCGGCGGGGCAGGCAAAATGCTGTCGATGTTCGTTACGCCAAGAGCCTCGTACATTTTTCTGTACGCCTGATAAAGACCTTGCGGACCACCATGAATCTCTGGGTTTGACTGAGCAAGCTGAAGCTGTGTCTGAGCCAACGCAATGCGCTGTGACATAGAGAAGATGTTCGGGTCAGAAACAGGCAATACATCAATACGATCATCAAAGTCAGATTGCTTGATCTCTGGCGGTGCGCCTGGAACAGCATATGGATACATAGGAGCCATGTAACGAGCAAACACATTAGACAGAAGCTTGAACTCTATCTTCTGCGAATAATGCAAGCGCTTGTGAATGGCACTCATAACCTTGGTGCCACGCTCCATGATGGCCATAGTCGTGCCAACTGGGGTCTCGCCACTCATCTCTCCGACCTTCATGTCGGCCATTGAGGCAAAACGCCTACCTGACTCTATCAAGGAGCCTAGAAGGCTGTAGAGGGTCTGTGAAGGCTCTTTAAACGGCAATGGCATAAGAGACTGCCGGATATCCATGCCTGCGGCATCAATATCGCGGAATTCACCGGGCTGTAGAGGCTCATCTTCATCACGAATGCGAGCGCCACGCGCCTTAAAGCCTGCCGGAAGGTTGGACAGCGTTCCAGCGTCAATAAGTTGCCTCAAAATGCTTGTGGACGCCTGCGATAAGCCACCAATCATGTGTGTTAGGCCAAAACCGTAGAAACCAAGGCCAGGAAGGAACTTGTAATGCACAAAATACTGTTTTTGACGCATTAGCGGGTCTTCTTGAGCGTAGTTTCTACGCACAGACAGAACTTCGCCTGTAGATTCAACGATTGTCACGATATATGGAAGCTTCAGACCGCTAGGATCTCCGTCTTCACGGGTATCTTCAAAGCCGGGCAGATCAAGAGAGGTGTGGACTTCGTAAAGCACCACTTCTTCAGAGCCAGAACCGGACAATTGTACGCCTTGTGCCTTATCAACGGACTCTTGGACTTCGCTGTAATCTTCTGAGTCCATGCTGCCGCTAATATCTGTCTCAATATAGAAGCCTGAAAGCTGTAGCTTCAGGACTTCGTTCTTGTCCATGCGAATAACATGCGTAAGACGAGGGGATGTGACCAGATCTGTCGCGCCATAAGGAACAACCAAATCTTCGGCATGCACAAACTTACTTACTGCACGTTGCAGAAGCGGATCAAAGTAAACCTTTTTGAAAGTAGAACCAATGATCGGTAAATAGAAAAGCATCTGATCTGTTTCTGGATCATACTCTTCCATCTCGTAGGTAATCATGTAGTTCATGTAGTCTTTAACGCGCTGTGCTTGCAGAGACACCTCTGGGTTATCAACACCCATGACCTGTGTGCGAACAGGGCCACCTGCTGGCAACATCTCACGATAAGCCTGTGCTTGGAACTGCGTTACTGACTCAGCAAGAAGCGGGTGAACAACACCAGACGCACCCTCAAACGGCTGAGAACGCTCTTCATAGTTCATACCAAGCAACTCAATGCCGCGCTTGTAAGTATCTTCCCAGTCCTGACGAGCGGACATATCTTCTTCAATTTCGTTGATGAGATCTGAAGCGATAGAGCCTAAATCTGAATCATCAATATACTCAGCCAAGTTGGCATCAAAAGGAATGTCCTCTGCGGCCATTGCATCGTCTTGCATAAGCTCACCAACAATCGCAGAGCCGTCTTCCATCTCCATGATTCCAGGCTGGGCAGGTAACTCTACAACATCAATTGCGGCCTGAAGCGCCTCTTCTGGGATTGCAAGATCTCCCCCTGCCCCTATTCCTCTTTCAATAGCCATAATTATTCCTTTGTCTTGTTACTGGGTGAAGCTGGGCGCGGCGCAACTGTGCCAGTGTGGGAAGCATGCACGTTGCGAGCGCGGTAGAAGGGCAGACCGCAAATCCAGCGCCCAGCTTCTCTTTTCATTACATGATGTCCCTTTGATTACCATCATCTTCAGGATTCATTTCTGAATCCATGTGATCGCTCAAAGGAACGCCTAGCTCCCATAGGTTACAAACATTCTCTTTACTGCAAGCAAAGTTAAGCTCGCCGCAATAGCCCATGCCATCCTTGTAACCAATCCCGTCTTCCATGCAAGCAATCATTTTGGATCGAATGTCAAAATACTCACAAGTACCGCAACGAGCATTTTTGTTTTCCCACGTTTCAGTGGACGGACCGTAAGCGTAGTTTTCCATAGCCGACTGACGGTTCTCATCATTCACCTTTGAATCTTCAGTGGATATAGGGCAGACAAATTCCATATCTTCAGGCTCGAAGCCTTCTTCTGGAATTATGTCATCTACGTTTATTTCGATCTTGATCGTTTTCATTACCGGATCTTGCAACCTCTTTTCTTGCCTTGGTATGCTCTACCCATGCCACGAACCTCGCCGCCGCCCTCAAAATTTGCTGGCTTCATAAGCTTTTTTAACTTTTCTAAATCGGCGTCTGAAATTGTTTCCTTCGGCACATACGGAAGAGTCTTTCTCAGCCGCTTTGCATCGGCTTCAGATAAAGATTTTTTCGGCGGCACATACGGAAGATTTTTTCTTAGACGTTTTGCATCGTCTTCAGTTATAACATTTCCACCTTCTTCATAGCGTTGAGCCTTTTTGGACTTTTTGAACTTTTTAGCCATTTTGTTCCCAATCCTTTCTTGCTCTTCTGAGTTTGTGGGTTTGTTTGTGCTGCGAAAGCCTTGCCACCTTTCAAGGTCTGTGGGCTTCGACTTTGGCAGTGGTCCTGTATATTTTTCACCAGACATCAGTATCTCCTATTTATGAACCTTGCCGCCGCAAGCCATTTGTTTTCGCGGAGACATTAAAATTGGGCCGCCCTTGTTCTTGCGAACAGCGCCTCCTTTATTCATCTTTCCAACGCCTTGACCATAAGCGCCACGCTTCAAACCGCCACGCCCTAAAGTGTTTGCGGTGCTGCTTGAACCCCTTGACACGCCTCTGTCAAAAGCGAGTTCTGCCATTTCTTTTGGAGAAAGGTTTTTCATTGGGATTTTTTTAATTTTTACACCTGACATCAGTAATACTCTCTCTTGCTGCGATAATTATAAAAATCTTCATCTTCTTCGTCTGAGCGGGTGCGGATAAAATTGCCCTGCCGAAATCTTAGTATAGCCTGACTCATGCTATCCGCCAAGTCA